GATGTGAAGCGGAACAACCTCGTGATGATGGATCTCGCCTCCGGTGCGGCGCTACCTGGGACGGGTGGGATCTACGACATCTATTCGGACTCGAATTACTGATGGAAGTGCTTGCCCTCGTCGGGCCGTCGAATACGCTGATCTCCCCGAATGCGGATGTAGAAGAGACGATCAACTTCTACGTCGAAGGGACCGATCCCGGCACCGGGAAAGTCAAAGCGTATCTCGTCGGGACGCCGGGGCTCGTGAAGTGGCTCGTGCTGCCGGATAGTCCCGTGCGGGGCCTGTTCGAGCAGGACGGCCGCGCCTTCGCAGTAGCGGGCTCGTCATTCTTCGAGCTGTTCGCCGATCAGAGCGCGACGTTCTACGGCACCGTCGCCGAGGACGACAACCTCGCCACGTTTGCCAGCAACGGGAGCGCCGGACATCAGCTCGCGATTACCTCCGGTGGGGTGTTCTACATCTTCGATCTGATCGCGAACACGCTCACGGCCGTCACGATAGGTATTGAGCCGGTGACGATGGTCGAATTCATGGACGGCTATTTCCTCGTCAACAAGACGGATTCGCGCACGTTCGCGTTCTCCGCGCTCGAGGACGGCACGTCCTGGGACCCGCTGGACGTTGATGAGCGGTCAGAAGCCTCCGACAACATCGTCGCGATGATCCGCTCGCACCGGGAAATCTGGTTGCTCGGCTCGCAGACCTCGGAAGTCTGGTATGACCAAGGCGACGCACTGAACCCATTCGCACCGATTCAGGGTGTGTTTATCGAGCAGGGGTGTGTCGCGGCGTTCACGGCGCAGCGGATCGACAACTCGATCATGTGGGCCGGGATCAACACCGATGGCTCCGGGGTGATCTGGAAAGCGAACGGCTACACGCCGCAACGGGTCTCGGATCATTCCGTTGAGCTCGGGATGCAGACGTACGGGTTTGCCGGCGCGCGGGCGTGGGTCTACCAGGACGATGGGCACCTGTTCTACGTCCTCTTGCTACCGTATGCGCCGTGGGCGTTCTGCTACGACGTGTCCAACGGCACGTGGACGAAGCGCGCCTCGTGGGATGCCACGCACTGCGTCTGGATTCCGCCTCGCGCGCAGTGCCATATCTACGCCTTTGGCAAGCACTTGGTCGGGGACCGGAGTAACGGGGCGATCTACGAGCAATCCATCACCATCTACACCGAAGAAGTGGTGAGCGCCTGATGGCCGTCCCTACGAACACCGACGCGACGACCGCAACAGACGTCGGGACGACGCTGCCGGTCACGATCACACAACAGGTTGACGATTCCGGAACCACCTACACGGTCTGGTACAAATACACGGCCCAGTCCGGCGATGTCGTGATCGGATTGTTCCCTTTTGGCGATCTGACGACATACCAGCCGCTGACGCACGTCTACACAGGGCCTGATACGGCACCAGTGCTGTACCCGGCATCGAGCCCGATCATCGGCGTTAACCTGCCTATTCAAATCCCTGTCACTGCAGGCACGACGTACTACATCCGCATCAGCTCATCGACTGGGAACGTCTCGCCCGCCAATCTGTCGCTGTTGATACAGCGCGCGGAATCCTTAGCAGCGCCGGCGGGCTCGTTCTTCATCAACGACGATACCGCCGATTTCCCGCTCGCGCTGTTGTCATCGGTCGACGGCTCAGTGTTGCAGTTTCGGTCGCCCTTCCCGAACGGAGAGTCGGGAGAAGTGTTGCCGGTCACCGGACAACTCCTGATCGAAGATCAGGTGAACAACAATCTCGTGCTCTACGGACCTGACCTGTCCGTAATAACGACGATCGATGTGAGTTCGGTTTTACTCGATCACGCCATTAGCAGCGACCAAGTCGATACGTTCTACGTGGGTGCGAGTGGCGATACGAACGCCACCGTGTACACGTTCTCGAACACCGGAGTCGTGGGTGGAACAACGTGGACGCTCCCGAGCGCGACCGTCGTCGCGATCGCGCCGAACCTCGCGGAAACAAAGCTCTATGTCACAGGACAGGCGGGGACACTCGATTCCACGATCAAGACCTGGAATCTCCTCACGAACTCGTTCGACGCGGATTTCGCCGCCGCGATGTCTGGTCATGCCGCCCCGCACGACATTATTGTGCTCGGCGATAACTCCGTCGTGGTCGCCTACACCAAAGCCACGGCGACGAAGGATCTGACAGTCGTCCGGTACGACGCCGCCGGTTCCGTCCTGAACACGCACAGCTACGGGTCAGGGATCGACGGCATCGCCAATCGGCTCACACACGCCATTGACGATCCCAACTCCTTCTGGTTGTGGATTCACACGTCGAATGGTGTCGGATTGGGGGCATCGTCAACCTTCAAGAACATTAAAGCGAGCGACTTTAGCGAGATAGCGTCGTTTAGCGCGCAATCGTTCGAGGACGGCGTATCGCAGGACGTGCCCAAGGTCACGCCCACGGCCTATTTCGGTCATTCCATCTCTTGCCCGTTCTTAGTCTTGCGCGTGGATGTCGTCGCACCAGGGCCGACCGGCACGATCATCGTCACGAAGACGACGCCGGGGCTCTCGGGGATCACCACGACGTTTCCGTTCGGCGCGTCTGGCGGGTTATCGCCGTCGTCGTTCAGTCTCACGAGCGGCACGTCGCAGACCTTCACGGCGACCGTCGGGAGCGGCTATGGGATCGCCGAAACCCCGCCAACGGGTTGGACCGTCACCTACACCGTCAGCAACGGGAGCGATGTGAACAACCTCACCGTGGCGGAGGGTGAGACCGTGACCGTGACAGCCGCCAATACGGTGACGCACACGTCGCGGACTGATCCGGTCAGGCGGCTCCGCCAAACGGCGCATCTGTCGGACGAACAGGTGTGGCTGTTCTTCTCGAAGTTCCAACTCGATTGTGAAACCGGCGTCGGGCTGAACAACGGACAGGGCAGTGATCCGCAAGTGATGTTGTCGTGGAGTTCAGACGGTGGACACACATGGTCCCCAGAACAGTGGATGAGCGCCGGCAAGCAAGGCGAATACACACGCCGCGTAATTTGGCGCCGACTTGGTAGGTCTCGCGATCGTGTCTGGCGGATTGTGGTCTCTGATCCGGTCGCATGGCGGCTGCTCACGGCCTATATCGACGTGGCGAAGGGGACGAGCTGATGGCGACGCCGCCGAAATATCCGCCGGAACGCGCGCCGATTGCGAACAAGGACGATGAGTTCCGCATCGATCGGACGTGGCTGCTTTATCTAAACGGCGTCGCGAAGCAAGCCGCGGCCGCTGGCACTGGCACGGTCACGCACACGGGCACGCTGACCGCTGAACACCTGTTGCTCGGCAACGGCGGCTCAGACATCAAAGCGCTCGGCGCGACTGGCACATCCACGACGGTGCTGCACGGGAACGCCGCAGGCGCGCCGACGTTCAGCGCAGTTGACCTCGCGGCGGATGTGACCGGGAATCTCGGCGTGTCGCATCTGGACACCGGGACGGGTGCCTCGTCCTCGACCTTCTGGCGCGGGGACGGCACGTGGGGCACGCCGTCCGGCACCGGCATCAATCAACTGACGGGCGATGTCACCGCCGGCCCTGGGGCTGGCTCACAGGCGGCGACGCTGGCGAATACCGGCGTCACGGCGGCGACCTATGGGGACGCTACGCACGTACCGCAAATAACGGTCGATGCGAAAGGCCGCCTCACCGCTGTGACCGCGATCGGGATTACGGATACCGGGATCACGCAGCTGACCGGGGATGTGACGGCCGGACCAGGATCGGGGTCGCAAGCCGCGACGCTCGCGAGTACCGCCGTGACACCGGGCACCTATGGGGATGCGACGCATGTGGGGCAGTTCACGGTGGATGCGAAAGGACGACTCACAGCCGCCTCGAGTGTCGTGATTGCGGGAAGTGGTTCTGGTTCGTGGATTCCGCTCGTGGATGGCAGTGAGCCGCCAGCGTTTATCACGGACGGCGCGGGTCGGTTAATCGTGGTGGCCTACGCATGAGCGATACGAAACTCAACGATTTCCTGGCGGCGGGCACCGCTGCCGCCCGCGTGGCGTTCACGCCGACACCGCCGACCCCGGCAAGCGGGCCTGATCCGGGCTACTTCTGGTTTGAAACGGATACGGGCGATACGTATGCGTGGAAAGCCGGCACGGCGTCATGGGTGAAGATCGCGAGCTCGTCAGCGACGGGCACGGTCACACA